TTATATATGAAGCAAGCTAAACCAGAAGTTGTTATTAATCCCGATACTAAAGAAAAAACTTATTTACCCAGAGAAAAAGCAGGAATTTTTGTTTTTAATACTTGTAAAATGTTTATTGACCTAGTACCAATTTTACCTCGGGATGATGTTGATCCTGATGATGTAGATACTGATGCGGAAGACCACATTGGTGATGAAGCACGTTATAAATTATTGTCCATTGGCATTGGTGCTAAAGGTGGACGAACTTCAGGAAATTATTAATGAAAAATTTTTTTATAATTATTGCTATTATAGCACTTGCCTCATGTGTTTCTACTGCTAAGGCTACAACTTGCCGTAACGCTGCTGTAAAACGTACATTTGACAAGCAAGAGGGCTACCCTAATGGCAGAAAAGGTTATGTGGTTGACCATGTGTGCGCCTTAGTACAAGGTGGGCTTGATTCTACAATTAATATGCAGTATCAAACTATTGATGAAGGTCATAAAAAAGATAAAATTGAAAACAGTTTAATAGGTCGTGCAGAGTTTTGTACACCTTTAAATTCTACACCAACTAGACAAGTATTTAATTGTAAATAAGGAACTTTAATGTCTTTAAATTCACAACACCCTGCTTATATATCCTATCATGACCAATGGACACTTTTACGTGATTTTTACAAAGGTGAGGAACATGTTAAACAAGCTCAAGACAAATATTTATTACCTACTTCTGGTATGCAAATGGATGGAATGGGTTTACAAGATGTAGGTAGAAAAGCCTATAATTCATATTTAGCTAGAGCTGTTTTTCCTGATTATATTAAAGATGCTGTAGAAATTTCAATAGGTTTATTGCATCAAAAAGAACCTGTAATTGAATTACCTCCTGAACTTGAAATATTACGTAATAATGCTAGTATCAAGGGTGAAAATTTAATTCAATTACTTAGACGTATTAATGTTGAACAATTAATTACAGGTAGATGTGGTTTATTGCTTGACTTACCCACAATTTCAGACCCAACTAACCCTATACCTTATATAGCGTTGTACACTGCTGAATCCATTATTAATTGGGATGAAAGTAATGATTATATTGATACTGATTGTGTTAATATGATTATTCTTGATGAATCAGGTTATCGTAGAGCTAGTTTAGGTATGTTTAATTGGAAAATTATGATGCAGTACCGTGTCCTAGTTTTAGATGAATCTAGTGGTACTTATAAACAAGGTATTTTCAATAACAATACTGGTTTAAGCTTTGCTGAGGATTTACTATTTACGCCATCCCTTCGCGGTAAAACTTTAGATAAAATACCTTTTGTATTTGTAAATTCTAAAGATTTATTACCTTTACCTGAAAATTCACCTTTACTTGGTTTAGCTAATATTACGGCTGCTATTTATAGGGGTGAAGCTGACTATCGTTATTCACTATTTATGCAAGGGCAGGATACACTTGTTGTTGTAGGTAGTGTTCGTAATCCTAACTTAGCTCCTGGAGGTGATAATGCTATTCGTACTGGTGCTGGTAGTCGTATTGACCTTGACGTTACAGGGGACGCCAAATATATTGGGGTTAGTTCTAATGGTTTAGCTGAACAAAGAACTTGTTTAGAAAATGACCGTAAAAGAGCTGAAACACAATCTGGTCGTTTAATTGGTACTAAATCAAATGTTGAAAGTGGAGAAGCTTTACGAGTTCGTATTGGAGCTCAGACAGCCACATTAAACCAAATAGCCCTTACTTCGGCTGCGGCTTTACAAGAAATTTTACAAAAAGCTGCTATGTGGATTGGTGCTGATCCTTCTAAAGTAAAAGTAATACCTAATATGGATTTCGCAGATGTTGATTTCCAAGGACAAGAACTTGTAAACCTTATGACTTCAAGAAATATGGGTGCGCCTTTATCACTTGAAAGTATACATAAGGTACTTGTAAATCGAGGCTTAACAGACCTTGATTATGATGCAGAAGTTGCTAAAATTCCATTAGAAAATAAGCAATTTAACATAGCAGAACCTAATGCGGCAACTAAGGTAGCTAAGCAACCTAATCAGACCGTACAACCACCACAACCAATACAACCAAAAGTAGGAAAATAAAATGGGTTTAAAAATAAACGAAGAAACATTAGATGCAGTTGACGAAATTTATCACAGTCTTTATACTGAACAAGAAGGTAAGTTTGTTCTTACTGGTATTGACGGTATGAAAACTGATGCAGATATTAGTCGTATGAATGTTGCACTTACTAAGGAACGTGCAGCTACCAATGAATTAAAACAGAAGTTTTCGATTTTAGCAGGTAAAGACCCTATTGAAATTCTTGCATCATTGGATCGTATTCCTGAACTAGAAGCATTAGCTGCTGGTAATAAAGTTGATGAGGAAAAGATTGAAACTATTGTTGAAACTAGACTTAGAGCTAAGTTAAATCCTCTTGAACGACAATTAGAAGCTGAAAAGGCTAAAATTGTTAGTCTTGAAGGCATTAATAAAATGTTTATTGAGAAAGAAAAAACTGTTAGTATTCATTCAGCGGTAAGAAAAGCTGCAACTGCTGCCAATGTAAGACCAGAAGCTATTGATGATGCTATTACTCTTGCTGAACGATTCTTTGAATTATCTGATGATGGTTCAGTTATAGCAAAAGATGTAGCTGGTGTTACTCAAGGTATAGATCCTGCTATGTGGTTATCAGATTTACAGGCTAAGAAACCTCATTGGTGGGGTGAAAACGTAGGCGGTGGTGCTGGTGGTACTAATAGTAATTCAGGCTTTAGTGGTATCAGTAATCCTTGGACTGCTGATAATTGGAATTTAACAGAACAAGGTAAATTATATTCTAAAAACCCAGCTAAAGCTGAACAAATGGCTAATGCTGCTGGAAGTACTGTTGGTGCAAGTAGACCAACTAAAAAATAAGTTGCTATTCCATGCCTCTAGTGTTACCCTATAGCTAATGAGGCATGGCTTCTTTAAAACTAATTATACATGGCTATAATTTGAAACCCTTAATTAAAATTTATGTGAGATATTATTATGGCTACTGGAAATACTACTATTGCAGATGTAGTTGTACCTGCAATTTTTAACCCTTATGTACAACAATTAACTCAAGAAAAAACCGCCATTATTCGTTCTGGTGCAGTTTCTATTGATGGTACACTTACTGCTAACCTTGCTGGTGAAGGTTCCATTTTCAACGTAAGATCATTTAAAGATTTACAAAATGATGCTGAAAATGTTTCTTCAGACGTTGCTGGTACTTTATCAACTCCAAATAAAATTCAATCTGCTACTGAAGTTCAAGTAAGAATGAGTCGTAACAATTCATGGGCTTCTATGGATTTAGTTACAGACCTTATTTCAAAAGATCCTATGCAAGCTATTGCTTCAAGAGTTTCTGACTATTGGACTAGACGTTTACAATTAGCTTTCGTAAACGTAACTAAAGGTATATTGGCTAGTAATGATGCTGCACCTACTGGTGTAAGTACACACATTCAAGGTGATATGACTTTTGATGCTTCTAGTTCAGCATTTGTTGCTGGTGTAACTAACTTTACTGCTGAATCTTTTGTAGATGCTACTACTACAATGGGTGATTCTTTAAATAGCTTGACTATGATTATGGTTCATTCTATTGTTTATGGTCGTATGATTAAAAACAATTTGATTGACTTTGTTGCTGATTCAACTGGTTCAACTAATGTTCCGACTTTCATGGGTCGTACTGTGATTGTTGATGATGGTATGCCTTTTACTAATGGTGTATTTGATTCTTGGTTATTTGGTTCACAAGCTTTCTTAATGGGTATGGCTCAACCTAAAGTACCTACTGAAATTTATCGTTTACCTGCTGCTGGTAATGGTGCTGGTATGGAAACATTATTCAACCGTGTAGAATGGGCTATCCATCCTTCTGGTTACGCATATATTCCTAGTTACACTGTTGGTGGTCCAACTAATGCTACTCTGGCTACGGCTGCTTCTTGGCAAAGAGTATTTCCTGAACGTAAACAAATCCGTATTGCTCGTTTGAAAACTCGCGAGTTCTAATAAC